CTTTGTCCCTACGAGGCGGGACATCAGGCGTCGGAGGATCGTGGCAAGCTCTACGGTTGGAGCGAGGCTGCGGGAGGAGGCGACCGCGGGCATTCCTGCCCTCTCTGGACTCTGGAGGTCATTCCTCCGGGTACTCGGTCACCAGCTGGGCCCTCAACCGGAGCCCCCCCAGGTATGGGGGGTTGAAAAGTAGGGGTGCCTAGCTCGGGGCGTGGGGTTTACTACGGCAAAGCTGAGTAATGCTGCCGGGTTGCCCATCAGGGTCACGCCTAGGGCTGGGGTGTCCAAGGACAGGGTCTACGCCACGGTGGTGGGACTCAGAAGCCGTTACAAGCTCGGCGTCCATAACAACAGCTTGGGGAACGTTATGCGGGGGCTGGTCGAGAGGGTTTACCTGGTGGAGCGAACCGGTGAGTTGACACCGCCACCACGACCACAGCCTGACGTGTACCAACGGTTGGAGCGGTTCGGGGATGAGATCGCGCGGAAGGTTGGCGGAGCCAATCCTTGGTCCTACGAGGAGTTCATTCTCTCGTGCAAGGGTTCGAAACGCAAGCTTTATACCGCCGCTGTCGAGTCTTTGCAGGGAGACCCCCTGAATCGTCGAGACGCGAAGTTGGGCACGTTCGTGAAGGCAGAGAAGCTGGACTTGGAGTCCAAGCCTGATCCCGCGCCACGGTTGATTCAGCCACGATCACCGAGGTACAACGCATGGGTGGGGAGGTACATCAAGGCCGTCGAACACCGGATCTACGCGGCCATCGATGAGGTCTGGGGAGAGACTACGGTGATGTCTGGCTACAATGCAGCCGACGTCGCTCGCATCCTTCGACGACACTGGGATCGACGAGAGGACATGGTCGCTATCGGGCTGGATGCCAGCAGATTCGACCAACATGTCAGTGTTGAAGCACTGGAGTGGGAGCACTCAGTCTACAACAAAATCTACAACAGTCCAGAGCTGCGTGAGGTTTTGACCTGGCAGATCAACAACCGAGGACGGGCCTTCACACAAGAGGGCGTTGTGGAGTACACAGTCGATGGGAAGAGGATGTCAGGGGACATGAACACGTCCCTGGGCAACAAGCTGCTGATGTGCGCGCTTGTGCACGCTTACGTCAAGCGGTTTGGACTTAACGCGACGTTGGCCAACAATGGCGACGATTGCGTGCTGTTTGTGCCCAGGAGACAGGCAAAGATGGTCGAGGAGACCTTGAGCCAGTGGTTCACGGAGATGGGGC